AAAAGTAATTTAGTGTTTGAACACAACGGAGAACAAATTAGAGTAACACCAAAAGGTGAAGTTTTATGAGTCATTTAATCTATATTAATGGACTTGGTCCAAATTATAGAGGAGATAACATGTATGAGTTTATCTTTAGTGATGAATTAGACGTTTGGGGTGAAAATTGGGATTCAAGACCAGCACATGGTTACCCACAACCACCTGAATTAAAATATATAAAGAAAGTTGGACTACTGAAGAATACGGTGGTCCAACTTGAACTTATACAGGACTCTGATTTTATGGGAGTCACAGACGCAATGGAAGATGTAATTGCGTTAGCCTGGGAAAAAGATGAAAGTTGTGAAGATGAGACCCGTCTTGTTTTTCGTTTCGGAGATTCAGAACAGAAAGTAAAAGATAAATTGTACGAAAGAGACATTATTTTAGAATTAGAAAAAGACGTTGTATATGAAAAATAAAAAAATTAAACAACTAATGGAACGTGGATTGAGCCATAAATTGTTATTAACAATGAATGAAGGTCAAATCAATCAATTGCATAAAATGATGGTATCTGAAATAACAATGGTACCAAAAACTGACACCGCAACAATTGATAAATTAAAAAACGAGAAAAAACCTTTTGAAGTTTATGAGCAAGGTGTAGAAGTTGATAAAAGTGATTCAAAACTTGGTCAAACTACTCAAGAACCACATCAAGTACAAGCACCTGATGGTATGGATGATGAAGGTGATGATGGTATTGACAAAGAAGAAGATATTAGCGAAGCGAAGAAAAAATCAAAATATAACCCATATGCGATTTGTACCTCATCAGTTGGTAGAGAAGATAAGAAAAAATTTGAAAGATGTGTGATGGATGTAAAAAGAAATATTAAAGAAGGTAAAAATCCTTATTTACCAATTGTTGAGTCTTCTTTATTAAGAATGGTTGAAAAACATATATCACCAAAAATTTCTAAAATTGATTTATTAAATACTTTGAGTGAACAAGGAATAATTTCTCGTCCATTTAAAAATAGTATGATTGGATTTGTTGATGAAACAAAAATGGACAAATCAAATAAAAACACATATGTTTCTAAAAAAGAAGCTATGGAACAAGGTACAAAAACAGCACCAGCACCTACAAGAGTAAAACCTGGTACTAAAGAAAAAGAAAAACCTGGTAAAATGGACCCTTTTAAAAACCCAAAACATCAACCAAAACCAAAAGCGGAAAAAATGGATGAACAAGGTACAAAAACAGCACCAGCACCTACAAGAGTAAAACCTGGTACTAAAGAAAAACCAAATACTTCTGACCCTTTTAAAAACCCAAAACATCAACCAAAACCAAAGGCGTCTACTGAAGCTCCAAAAATGGGTACTGTTAAGATTCCTGATTATTTAGAATTTGACCAATTAAAAATTGACTTTAAAAACCAATAATGAAAAAGAAACAAATCGTTAGAGAAGCTCCAATTGATTATGGAGATAGACCTGAAAGAATGTCACCTGATATTGAAAGAACAATTCTTTCAAAAGGAACTCCATTATCTACAAATCCAGCATTTCCAAATATTGAACAGGGTAATTTACCTGAGACATTTGAAGAATTAGTTGCTTCTAAAAGATTTAAAGATGTTGTTGCTAAAGTTAGACGTTATGTACCAAACGCTGGTGCTGACATATCAAGAGGAAACGCTTTACAACAATTACAAAGAATGATGATGACTATGGCCATGCAATTGTTACAAAAACAAATGGCTCATAAAGAATATCTTGAAAATTTGGCGATTGATTTGGTTAGAAAAGAAATGGGTGTACGACCAGACCAAATTAATTATGTTGCTGAACTTGTAATGCCAGGTCAAATTGATATGTCTGGTTTTCAAAAACAAGGTGAAGAACCTGAAGACGAAGAAGTTGAACAGAATTTCCAAGAAAAAGAAGAAGACCTTGAAGATTTTATTTCAGCATTTGAAAGATTTGATATTGAAAAGGCAAAAAGAAGATTTATTAACGCATTAATTCAAGGTTCGTCTAAAAAAGGACATTACATGTTTGAATTAGTTAGAGATGAATTAGATAGAGTTGACCCCGACTTATTAAATTTGTACGGTGTTGTTATGTCTGTAAATGATTTATTGTATTGGGTATTACCTGATGAGATGATGGACATGATGATGAGTCAAGGTGGTGTTGGTGGTAAGGAAGAGGTTGATATTCAAACTGACCCCCCAACAGTTAAAGCAACAGGTGTATTTTTTCCTATATTAATTCACGAGTTAATTAAAGGTACAATGGAAATCTTGGGTACTCAAGGTCTTCCTGACGACCCAAAACAAGCCGAAATGGTCATGGCATCAACTGACAGCTTATCAAATGAGATTTGGGATTTAAGAATTGGTCCAATATTGTGGGAAAAATTCTTGGCAGCATATCCTGAAGAATTATTTGAAGAAGATAAAAAATTCATACAAAACTACCTCTTTGCAAGATTTTCAGCACTTTCTGCTGATGAGTTTTTCAAATTAGCAAAAATGATTTTAAGAGGTGATGCAAAAGCAACATCAATCTTAGACAGAATGGTTAAGGAGATTGTGGCTCATTTGAATGAAGTACATAGTGATGATGACGAAGACTATGATACTGATGAAGATGGTGACACTATGGGTCCTGACGATGATGATTTGAGTGATTTAGATGATTTCTTAGGTAGTTTAGGTATTGACAGGTCCTAACACTAACCTTTTATGGGTTTAACCAGAGAACAATTACTATTAGAATATTCAAGGTGTATGAAGAATACACCATACGCTCTTAAGACGTATCTTCAGACTTATGATAACACTCAGTCAAGATACGTCCCATTAGAGTTATTTCCTGACCAAGTTAATTTGGTTGAGGATTATGAAAAATACAACGAAAATATTGCGTTAAAATACCGTCAGGCGGGTGTATCTACCGTGACTGCGGCTTGGGCAAGTAAAAGACTTGTATTTGCATCAAAACAAAGACCTGAAAAGGTTTTGATTATTGCAAACAAATTGGATACTGCCGTGGAAATGGCAAACAAAATCCGTGGATTTACCGAACAATGGCCTTCTTGGGTAGGTGTAGGGTTCTCTCCCGATAAAAACGCAGCAAGACACTTTAAATTAACAAATGGTTGTGAAGTAAAGGCGGTTGCAACATCAAAGGATGCACTTCGTGGTTATACCCCTACTATGTTGATATTTGACGAAGCTGCGTATATTGAAGCAGATGGTGATTTCTGGGCTGCCTGTATGGCTTCATTGTCTACGGGTGGTAAAGTTGTTGTTGTATCAACACCAAACGGATATGACCCAATTTACTATGAAATCTACGAACAGGCCAATCGTGGGATGAACGATTTCAAAATAACAGAAATGTTTTGGTATCGTGACCCACGTTATACAAAAGATTTGTATTTGGTTAAAACGGATGAGATTATTCATTATCTATTAAACCGTGAAGAATATACTGCCGATAGGGTTATTGATTTTTCAGGTCGTGACCCCTACGAAAGAAACTACGATGAGTTAAAGGCTTATTTTGATTTAGGTTATAAACCATGTTCGTCTTGGTTTGAGGCGATGGTTAAAAAACTTAAGTACGACAAACGTAAGGTTTCTCAGGAATTGGAATGTAATTTCTTGGGTTCGGGTGATAACGTATTTGATGCTAATTTAATTAAGAACATTACTGATAATATGATTAAAGAACCTATCAATAAAATGATGGGTGGTGGACTTTGGATATGGAAAGAACCTGAAATGGGTCACAGATATATTATGGGTGTGGACGTTTCTCGTGGGGATTCTGAAGATTATTCAACATTTCAAATTTATGATTTTGATGAAAGGGAACAAGTTGCTGAATATGTTGGAAAACTTCCTCCTGATGTATTAGCGGAGATTGCCTACAAATGGGGTAATATGTACAACTGTTTTATCGTAATTGATATCACGGGTGGTATGGGGGTTGCAACGGCAAGAAAACTACAGGAACTTGGATATAAAGATTTATATGTTGATGGTGTTGATTTTGGGAACAAGTGGAAATACGACCCAAAGGCAGCTGAAAAAATACCTGGTATTAACTTTAACAACAAAAGGGTTCAAATTATTGCTGCACTTGAAGAAAGTTTAAGACATGGTTTAAAAGTTCATTCATCACGAATGTTGAATGAAATGAATACGTTTGTTTACATCAATGGAAGACCTGACCACATGAAGGGACAACATGATGATTTAATTATGTCATTGGCGATGGCTGTATATGTGTCAGATTCATCTTTTTCACAACTTACAAAGGTTACACAACAAGCAAAAACAATGTTGGAGTCTTGGCAGGTTACATCTTATGACCCACCAAAAGAACAATATTTTAATCCATCAATGCCAAATAAACAATATAAAACAAATATTGCTTATCAAAATCAACCAACACAAAAGGATTATCAAGACTATTTATGGGTGTTCGGCGGATATAAGCGTTGATAAAAAATACATATATATTAACTTTTTACTATGGAAGAAAAAAACTTGACAATATGGCAACGATTGTCCCAAGAACTTGGACCAAATTCATTGTTGGGTCAAGACATACCTACTTATAAGTTTGATAAAAAAGAACTATTAAGAACTACTGACAAAGAAGAATATGAAAAACAAAAACTTCAAGCCAGACAGACTTATTATATTACAAGCCAATGGGCTAAAATTGAAAATAATTTATATTCTCAAGCAGTTTATTATCAACCAACAAGATTGGCATCATACTATGATTATGAGTCAATGGAGTATACTCCCGAAATTTCAGCGGCTTTGGATACATACGCTGAAGAATCTACTACAGTTGACGAGAATGGTTACATGTTACAAATATACTCCGATTCTCCAAGAATTAAGGCTGTATTAGGAGATTTGTTTAATAACGCATTGGACATTAATACAAACTTACCAATGTGGACACGTAATACCGCAAAATATGGTGACAACTTCGTGTTTTTAAAGTTAGACCCTGAAAGAGGTGTTGTTGGTTGTTTACAATTACCAAACATTGAAATTGAACGTATTGAAGTTGGTATGAAAGGTAAAGCAACTTCAGGTATGGGTGGAGCTGTTGCTTCAGGTAGTGATGCTAAAAGTTTAACATTTACTTGGAAAAACAAAAGTTTGGAATTTAATAGTTGGGAAATAGCACACTTTAGATTATTGGGTGATGATAGAAAACTTCCATATGGTACCGCCATGTTGGAAAAGGCAAGAAGAATTTGGAAACAATTAATTCTTGCTGAAGATGCAATGTTGGTATATAGAACATCAAGAGCACCTGAAAGACGTGTATTTAAGGTGTTTGTTGGTAACATGGATGACGCAGATATTCAACCATACGTACAAAGATTTGCACAACAATTTAAGAAAGACCAAATTACTGACCCACAAACAGGAAACGTAGATATGAGATTCAATCAAATGGCGGTTGACCAAGATTTCTTTGTACCTGTAAGAGACCCATCGTCTCCAAACCCAATTGAAACTTTACCAGGAGCAACAAACTTATCCGAAATTGCGGATATTGAATATATTCAAAAGAAATTATTAACAGCGTTAAGAATTCCAAAAGCGTTTTTAGGTTTTGAAGAAGTTGTTGGTGATGGTAGAAATTTATCATTACAGGATATTCGTTTTGCAAGAACAATTAATAGAATTCAAAAGTCTATGGTTGCGGAACTTAACAAGATTGCAATTGTTCACTTATTTTTATTAGGTTTTGAAGATGAATTAAATTCATTTCAGTTAAGTTTAACTAACCCATCTAAACAAGCGGACTTATTAACAATTGATGTTTGGAAAGAAAAAATGTTATTGTATAAAGATGCCGTAACAAAAGTTGAAGGTATTGCACCAACATCTCAAACATGGGCTAAGAAACATATTCTTGGTTTCTCTGATGAAGATATTAAACTTGATTTACAACAACAAAGAGTTGAAAAGGCAGTTGCCGCTGAAATTGAAGCAACACCAAATGTTATAACACATACAGGATTATTTGATAATATCGACAAACTTTATGGTAATACGTCAGGAACAACAGCACCAACAACCCCACCAGCTGAAGGTGGTGAATTTGGGGCTGACTTAGGTGGAGCTCCACCGGCAGGAGGTGAACTTCCACCGGCAGAAGGTGAAACTGCAATTACCCCAGAGTCCGTTAAAAAGAATATGAATATATTATTAGAAAGAGATAATGTTTACGGTGTTGAAGAAATTGATTTGGAAAGAGGTAGACGTTCTTTGGGTATTATTGAAGAACAATTAGGAAAACTGATTGATTGATATATTTATTAATATGAAATTTGGACAATTACTTAGCAAGATAGAAGGATTAATGATTAATTCTTATGTGAATGAAACAACAAAAATAGAGTTAAAAAACTTTAAAAAATTAGTATTGGAAAATAAAAATGCCAGTACAATGTTTTATATCTATACTGAATTGTCCAAGAAAAAAGGTTATGATAAAACTTTATCTGAATCTTACATCAATGAATCTTTAAGACAAGTAGAAAAAATTATTCCAAAATTAAATACTCAAAAAATTGAATATTGGGTTAAAGATGTTGTAAGTGAAAATAATTACAAAGATATTGATAATTTAATTTACAATTCTCCTGATAAAATTATGGAGAATGTTGAAAGCAGAAAAACTTTAATTAAGACTTTAAGTGAAACTACTGAAGTTAAAACTGCAATACAACTACCAATGGAAACTTTATTGAATATCGCCAATAAAGAAATTAGTTCTTACATTGAAAATTTAGATGAAGATTCAAAAAGAGATTTATCTAAAGTATTGATGACTGAAGATGTGGAATTGTCAAAAGAATTTGAAGATTTAAAAGTAAAAACAATTCATTCATTAAGTGGTATTAATGAATCTATGGATGATATCACAACAAAAAAATTACAGGAAACTATTAACCAAATTAAAGGTGAAGAGTTTTCTAAAATCAATTATGTAAGATTATACAATTTGTATAACAACATTAATTAATCCTTAGGTTTTTGAGATTCAACGTACTTAGCTTTTAATTTTTGAGCTCTACGTGCAACAGATGGTTTTTCATACTGAAGTCTTTCTCTCAACTTTTCATTTTGCTTGGTTTTAATTACCTTTCCTTTTAATTGTTTCAAGGCTTTTTCCAATGGAGTTTTTTCGTCTATTTTTACTTTTAACATATTATAGTAAATAATACAAAGTTGGTCAAAATTTGACAATAGAATAAAATTAGATTATTTTTTTTCAAACAATAAACAATTTATACACATGATTATTAATGAAAAAAGGAAAAACATCACGAATTGTAGGATTCAACAATTCAAAAGTGAGTTATGGAACAGTTGATTCCAAAAATTTTAAATCAGTTTATCTTAATTTACAAAGTTGGGTTTCACCAAAACAAAGTTATGACAATTGGGAGAGAATAGTATCAAATTTTAGTAGACAAATAAAACACACAATATTTGAAATATTAGACCCCACATTTTTTAAAGACAACTATATTGTTGATTTGGATTTGAGAACTAGCGGAATTGTTTATGGTAAAAAAAGTTTTATGAATTTGGAAATTACTTTATTTTTATCACAGGAAGTGGATTTCAAAGATACAATTCTTAAAGATAAATTAAAAAGAATTGCCAAAGAAATTTATATTGAAAACTTCAAAAAGAACGAGTATTTTGATTTTACACTATCTAAAAAGAGCAAAGAAGAAGCATCCTAGTATTTATTACTAAAACATACGTATGAAAATATTAGGACCTACCGAGACAGGTAAAGGAATATTGATTGAAATGGACGCAGGATATGTGTCACCATCTCATGAATTTAACAAAAAGATGCTTGAAGAAAATCACAAGAATTTCTTGGATTATTCAAAACCTTTTGAATTCTATGCCGTACTTCAAAAATACAACACACCAAACCGTAATGGTAGAGTGTATCCTGAAAGAATCTTAAAACGTGAATCTGAGAATTATAAAAAGATGATTCAAAAAGGAACATCTCTTTCAGAATTAAATCACCCTGAATCATCATTAATTGACCTTGACCGTGTGTCTCACATCATCAATGATATATGGTGGGACGGACATATCCTTATGGGTAAGTTACGTCTTCTAACATCACCAGGATTTCATGAGAGAGGGATTGTATCTACAAAGGGTGACCAAGCAGCAAACTTGTTAAGACAAGGTGTTACTTTGGGTATATCTTCACGTGGGGTTGGTTCTTTAAAAAAGAGTGGTGAACAGAATGAAGTACAAGATGATTTTGAATTAATCTGTTTTGATTTGGTATCTTCACCATCTACACCAGGAGCATATTTGTTTACAAACCCTGATGACAGAAACAAATTTGAAGAAAATTTAGAAGAAGAAAAAGTTTCAAGAATGTCTCCAATCGAACAGGAAAGTGGAACAAAAATGAACCGCTCTATTGACTTATTAAAAAAATTAAACCATTATTTGGACAGATAATTTAAAAAACATGGACGAAAAATATTTTGTAGCAAAAGTACAGTACGATTTACCTGATGAAAATACAGGAAAATTAAAAAAAATCCGAGAGGAAAAATTGGTTAAAGGTTACTCTGTAACTGATGTTGAAGCCAAGGTGACATCCCGATATACAGGGTTTCAACATGATTGGAGAATCACAGCAGTCTCCGAGAGTAAAATAGACGAAGTTATTGAAGATTAATAAAAACCCCTCCTAACCGAGGGGTTTTTTATTTATTTAGGGTTTTTGACAAGCCCAAACAGAATTTTTTAACATATGGATATATTTATATGTTAAATTATTCTATAATAATATGACAGAAAAAAAGTCGTTAGTTGAGGAAGCACTACTACAAATGAAAAATTTGGAACAAGTAGTTGCCGAAAATGCAAAAGGAATACTTGCTTCTACAATGAAGGAAGAAATCTCAGAACTAGTAAAAGAGTCTTTGAAAAATGAGGCTGAAGATGAATCAATGGATGTTGAAATGGATGAACAATCGGAAGATGAGTTAGACATGGATATTGATATGGATTCTGATGATGAAGAAATGGATGATGTTGAAATGGACATTGATATGGATTCTGACGATGATGAATCGGATGATGAACTTGAAATGGACTTTGATATGGATTCTGATGATACACTACCAATTGACCTTACAAACGCATCCGATGATGAAATCTTAAAGGTTTTCAAATCTATGAGTGATGAAGATGGTATCATTGTTAAACAAGATGGTAACAACATTACTTTAAATGATGAAGACGAAGATGTTGAATATATTATTCAAACTGAAAGTGACATGGAAGAAGAAACTATGGAAGAAATGGATGAAGAAGAAGAATTATCAGATGAGGATTTAGATTCTATGATGGCTGATATTTTTGGTGAAGAGATGAACATGGACGAAGAATCTATGTATGAAGAAGATATGGATGAAGAAGATATGGATGATGAGGTAGTATATGAAATTGAAATGGATGAAGACGAAGATATGGATGATTCTGATGATTCAGATGAAAGTATGTCTGAAAGTAAAATGACAATTAAACCAGTTATGGGTAAATTAACTAAATCCTCTTTAACTAAAAAAGCTAAAAAAATGGAAACTAAAGAAGGGTCAATGATGAGTAAACCTGTAGTAGGTAAAGGTGTTAAAACCGGAAGTGCTAAATTTGAATATAAAGAAGGTAGAAAAATGGAAACCAAAGAAGCGGCTATTGAACCAAAAGGTAAGGCTAAAGGAGTTGGTATGAATTTGAAACCTAAGAAATTTGAATACACTGAGGCTGAAATGGAAGAAAAATACGGTTCTAAAAAACACGAATACAGACGTAAGGATGTTGATGGTGTTGAAAAGAAAGCTGGTGAAAAAGGTGGTCATTACAAAGATTACGAAAAAGAGGAAACTAAAGAAGCTGCTAGAACATTAGGTAATGGAACTAGAAATTACGCTGAAAGAAAAGGTTTACCTAAAATGAAAGTAATTCCAAATCAAGCTCTTGCTGAAGAAGTTGAAAGATTGAGAGAGAAGAATGAAGAATACAGAAAAGCACTTAATATTTTCAGAGAAAAATTAAATGAAGTTGCTGTGTTTAATTCTAACTTGGCTTATGCTACAAGATTGTTCACTGAACATACAACAACAAAACAAGAGAAAATTAATATCTTAAGAAGATTTGATGATGTTGAATCATTAAAAGAATCAAAAACTTTATACTCATCAATTAAAGGAGAATTAAACACAACAAACAGTACTCAAAGTGTTGTAACAGAATCTATTGAAAAAATTGGAAAATCTCCAGCATCAGGTTCTTCACAAAACTTAATTGAGTCAAAAACGTATGAAAATCCACAATTTTTAAGAATGAAGGATATTATGCAAAAAATACAAAAATAAAAATAAATAAAACTTAAAAACAAAAAAAATACTAAAATGGGTGCATTATTAGAAAGCGGTCTTGTTGGTAACATTGGTTTGAAACACCTTAAAGTTATCAAAGAAGACACAATCAACAAATGGGATAAACTTGGCTTTTTAGAAGGTCTAAAAGGTCACATGAAAGAAAACGTGGCTCAGTTGTATGAAAACCAAGCTTCACACTTAATTAACGAAGCTTCTTCAACTTCTGATTCAGGTTCTTTTGAAACGGTTGTTTTCCCAATCGTGAGAAGAGTATTCTCTAAATTATTAGCTAACGACATCGTGTCTGTACAAGCAATGAACTTACCAATCGGTAAATTGTTCTACTTCGTACCTAAAATTCAAGGTTATTCTGGTGGAACTTCAGCGGATGGTTTGTTTGGACAATCAGGTTCACACTACGCTCCTATTGGTTCTCCTGGAAACTATCCTGGTAACCCAGATGCTGGTTATAGTGCTGCAGATAGTAATGGTCTTTACAATCCTATTTACAATAAGGATTTGTATGACTTATTCTACGAAGGTAACGAAGCTGGTTTGAACCCTCCTGGTTTGTTTGACTATTCAAAAGGTCAGTGGACAGCAGTAACTGCATCAACTGTAACTTACGCTTGGTCTAATGCTGGTGTATTAGTTCCTAGCGCTTACACTACAGATAATTACAGAAAAGTAATTATTGTTATGAGTGGTTTCTCTAACGCTGGTGCTGGTCAATTGATTGGTCCTAATGGTAATACTATGGATACTGAAGAATTCTTATCAGGTTTGAACATCTTAGGTGTAGCTGGTAACGTTTATACTTCAGCAAACACAACTAACCCTTACTTATTCAGAGTTGTAACTCAAAGATATGGTAAAGGTATTGTTCAATACGGTAATCAAGTAAACACTACTTGGCCAACTGCTAATAACTCAGGTGGTTCTTATTACAATATTTGTGACGCTGATGGATTTATTTTCTTAGAAATGGATTTACAAGCTCCTGTTTGTATCACTTGTGGTGATTCATCTATGGACGGTTACACAGGTTCAACATTCTCATCTTCAACTGTTGTTAACAATGCGTTCTACGCAATTTACAGAAACTACAAAGAGTTGGAATTTGAAGACCAAATTGGTGAAGTTTCTTTTGACCTTGAGTCAGTAACAGTTTCTGTTACAGAAAGAAAATTGAGAGCACAATGGTCTCCTGAATTAGCTCAAGACGTTGCGGCGTTCCACAACATTGATGCTGAAGCTGAATTGACAGCATTGTTATCTGAGCAAGTTGCAGCAGAAATTGATAGAGAAATCTTGAGAGATTTGAGAAAAGGTGCGGCTTGGAACTTGAGATGGGATTACAACGGTTGGAAGAGACTATCTTCTGCTGGTACTACTCCTTACACTCAAAAAGATTGGAACCAAACTTTGATTACTGCAATTAACCAATTGTCAGCTCAAATCCACAAATCAACTTTAAGAGGTGGTGCTAACTGGATTGTTGTATCTTCTGAAGTATCTGCTATCTTTGATGACTTGGAGTACTTCCACGTATCAAACGCAGCTCCTGAGCAAGACCAATACAACATGGGTATTGAAAGAATCGGTACATTGTCAGGAAGATACCAAGTGTATCGTGACCCTTACTTCCCAGCTAACCAAGTGTTAATCGGACACAAAGGTACTAGCTTGTTGGATACAGGTTACATCTACGCTCCATATGTTCCTTTACAGTTGACTCCAACTATGTATAACCCATTCAACTTCACACCTATCAAGGGTATCATGACAAGATACGCTAAGAAAATGGTTAACAACCGTTTCTATGGTAGAGTAACAGTTGATGGTGTAAGAACATTCAACTTACAAGAATTGAGATAATTTATCTTAAAACTTATAAAAAAAGGGAGCTTCGGTTCCCTTTTTTGTTTTTACGTGGTATTTATATGTATAAAAATAATAATTAAATTATGGCTTGTAAAAAATCAACAATAACAAATACTGCTTCAAGTATTATAGTAATATCATACACAAGATGTGATGATAATTTTGTAGTTAATAATTATGAAATTCAACCAGGTGAAACCGTTAATATTTGGTATGTGACCGGTACATTTAGAACGGCATTTGCGGGTGTTACACTAACAAATACGGTAGATTGGCCTCAATAATAATTTGACATGGCTTGTAAAAAAAGTATAATTACCAACAATTTAGGTAGAATAAGTGTTATTTCTTATACAAGATGTAATGATAATTTTGTTGTTAATAATTATGAAATTCAAATAGGTGAAACTGTAAACATTTGGTATGTTGATGGTACGTATAAAACTGCGTTTTCAAATTTAACAGTAGATTCTACAATTGAATGGCCACCCGTTACTCAAACTCCAAGTTCTTCATCTACTACGCCAACTCCAACACCAAGTAATACCTCAACTCCATCAGTAACTCCAAGTGTAACACCAACTAACACATCAACACCTACGGTTACTCCAACTAATACTGTAACTTCAACAAATACACCAACACCTACTAATACGGAAACTCCTACACCTACAACAACTAATACGGAAACTCCAACTAACACACCAACTAATACGGAAACTCCAACTAACACACCAACACCTACTGTAACAGAAACTCCGACTAATACACCAACACCTACTGTAACAGAAACTCCGACTAATACACCAACACCAACTAATACATCAACACCTACGGTTACTCCAACTAATACTGTAACTTCAACAAATACACCAACACCAACACCTACTAATACGGAAACTCCTACACCTACAACAACTAATACGGAAACTCCAACTAACACACCAACACCTACTGTAACAGAAACTCCGACTAATACACCAACACCAACTAATACTGAAACACCAACTGAGACTCCGACACCTACTAATACATCAACACCTACGGTTACTCCAACTAATACTGAAACACCAACTACTACACCTACGGTTACTCCAACTAATACTGAAACACCAACTGAGACTCCAACACCTACACCTACTGACTCATAAGGAGTTTAGGTGTTAATAATTCTTAAAGACTTTGAAACTGCTTCAGTTTCTTCCATTGTAAATGAGCCTCTAACGTGGCAAGCAATTAATGCTTGTCTTATACAATATATTGCTTGTTCTTCATTCATACCATCAATAAATGAATTTAATTGTTCATTTGATGTGTAATGTATTGTATCAAAAAGAGAACCAATAATTTCTTGCGTTTTTTTTGATATTTCTTCAGTATTTTTAGTATTTTCCATATGGTTTTATATTTATGTTAAGTATCGTAATTTTTTTCACAAAAACAACATGGAACAACAATTAAATGAAGATTTGGCAGTATGGTTTGGCAAAAAAAAGAAGCCAAAAGGAAGTAGTCAGCCTAAAGGGCCATGGGTTAATATTTGTAGTAAAGATAAAAATGGAAAACATCCACCTTGTGGTCGTCCAGACACTGATAAAGGTGCTTATCCAAAGTGTAGAGCAGCAGGTGTTGCGGGTAAAATGAGCGATTCCGCAAAACAAAATGCTTGTAGACAAAAAAGAGAAGCCGAAAAAAAAGATACTCAATCAGGTAAAGGTCAAAAACCAGTAATGACCTCTTATAAACCCAAAAAGAAAAACACTAATGAAGGTATGAGACAATTTATTAAGTCCATCCTCAACGAACAGGTCAGAAAAAACAAAATGATAGACCTTGGAGAAATGGTTGAATCGCAATATGCTAAAGATTTAAAAGAAGCTCGTAAAATTGCACAACAACATTTAAATGAAAATCCAAGATATTATTGTGTACTACACAGAATAGGACTAATTGATGAAGGACAAACAGAAAAAATTGCTAAGGAAGTTTGTCCATCAAACTAATGTTTGTAATATATTCTTAAGAGAATGTTTAATATTGGAAGTAATTTCTTCTTCCATTTTTAATCTTTGACTTTCTAAAACTTCATTAAAGTGATTTGTTATTTCAATTTTTGATTTGTCTTGAATTACAACCGTATATGAATATTTGTGATTAATTACATTAACTGTATTACCTTCAATTGTTATAAAAATAGAATTTGCAGGATTGTGTATGTATTTTTTATTTGAAAGTGGTGTCATTAATAATTGAGTATCTGGTTTATCAATCAATTTTTTACAAATTGATAAACAATCCAACTCGTATTTTGACCTGTGACCACGTTCGTAGTCCATTTTTCTTGCAGAATCAATGTACATTCGTTGAATCCACCTTTTGAATATGTGTTTGTATTCTTTCATTTTAATATGGATTCAAAGATAATAATTTTTTTTGAATTAACAATAGGCACCTGAACAATGTTTTTTTCCGTCTAAACCAGGCATCCTACCTTTACACACTTGAACCGCATAACCATTCGCATATGCCGAAGGGTAAACATCATACTTTGCTTTAGCAGCAGCTTTACCACGAACACATAATTTTGTTCCCGTTTTTTTCTTACCTTCCATCATATTAGGCTCAACCTCCATTGTTTCGTCTTCACCCCCATTGATTTCATTCATTAAAAAATCAAAGACTTGGTCCATATTGTTTTTTGCTTCAGAAATGTGGTCTTGAGCCCAGTCATGACCATTGTCAAGAATACTTTCAATTTGTGATTCATCTAAATCTAACAACATTTCACATTGTCTTTTCATTTGTTCTAAATTAGAGAAGAACATGTATCTTTCATTTTTTTGTTCTTGTAATACTTTTCTTACAAGGTTTTGAATCATAGATTCATTAAGTCTAACTATTTTTTTCATTTTTTGTTTACGATTTGGAACATTAATTCTTTTTGATAAGTATCTCGTTCTCCGCTAGTATTCACTTTTATATCAACATAATATTGATTTGGTATTTTATCTCTTGTATCAAACATAAAGTAGTATTCATTGGGTGTTCTATTGATTGGTGTCCAATCTTGAACTTGTACTTCGGTATTACCTTCTCTAACATATACTCTATAAAATGTATCAATACTATTTAAAACAACCTGACTTGTGTAAGCTTGTTTGATAGTTACCATCACTTTACGAATATCGGTGTTAAGTATTTTTTCATTTTGTTTAATACCACTAAAATCAAAACCATAAAGGATTGGGTCTTTAGATTGAACACCAATTTGATATGCTGAAGATGTGGGTAATAAAACAAAATCATTTTCAATGTCAGATAAATTATTACCATCAATAACAATATTAGTCCATTTATCCGTGAATTGACATGGTGTATAATATCCATTCAATGGTGGTACTACTACTTCATACACACCTTTTGTACGTAAACAAGTGGTTAATCCAGTATAACCTGAAATAGGTTCACCATCAGGATTTAAAATATCAACAACAGGGTTTTCGTCCAAATTTACAAAGTCACCATTTTGATAAACATACAAATATAACTGATTTGTTCTGTTCTGTGCAAAAGTGTTTCTATCATCCTTAATAATATCATCGTATGTGGTTTGTAAGAAGGGCTGGTAGAACGTTTGGGTGTGACGGGTAAAGAACCCCACAGAATAAGTTTCAGTCAATCCTGAGATGTTTTCTACTTCGGGAACATATGCAACACCCCAACCTGTAACACCTGTAATACTACCGTTTAAAATACCATTGATTTCACTTGTCATATCAAAGTTAATATCTTCATTACCAAACTCAAAATGTTGGGTATCAACGATTGTTAAAGCAGAATAATTTAATCCTGAAAGTGATGTTGTTGGTATTGTATTGGTGTTGTTATATAATCCTGGATATGACCAATTATTTATAGTGGTTGTTTGGAACCAGTTGGATGGTCTTTCACTAAATGGTACGTTATCTGAGAATTGACCCACTACAGGTTGGTATGTATAATCAAAACCAACACCTTCATCCCAATCTTGGGGATTACCTGTGGTTCCTGAATATTCAGGTATCCTGAATAATATTAAATCAAATGATGTTGCTCTACGAGAACCATCAGTTGTTGTTGTATTTAGTAAATCAATATCAAACGCTGATGTATTTGTCATGTTTAACACATGAGTCATTCCTGTTGTACAACCTGTTGATATTGTGCCTGTGGCAACACCTTCTATTAAATCTGCTAAATCCAAATCAAAAAGAAATCTTGTAAACCCTCTTGGTGCAAAAGTGGCTAAGTCACCCCCAAAATAAAGTTGTGTAATTGGGTTTCTACCCGTATTAACTACACTGTTTAATTGGATTGTGTTGTTCTTGTTAAAATATGACCTTAAAATTGACATTATATATTTTACTATATAAATATCAATTAATTCTAATATTTGGATTTAGAATTTTATTTACCGCATTTTGTAATTCAAACAATATTTGTGTGGATTGTGTTCCGTCTGTTGCAACGGGAACTGGTGGGGTTCCTGGTACTGGATGGACGTGAGCAACCAAGAATCTAACGATTAAATTAAGTAGGTCAATTAGTTCTTCACCTCTAACCATTGATGATGTAAATGGTAATACTTTATCAATAATATCTTGTTGTGTAATACCATATATTGTACCCTCTAAATCAACAGGTTTGTTTGACTTATGTGATAAAAGGTAGACAGTATCGGCACCTCCAGCAAAAAATGTTCCATAATCGGCAACAACTTCTTTTGGAACCACATCCTCCAAATTAACTTTAATAGGTTTTCCTACTTCACCTTTTGAACGTACAATTGCGTACTTTATTGCTTGTGTACCTAAACCTGGATTTAATGTAATTGAGTTTGCAATTCTTGATGCGTTTGTAAAAACAACGGCATTTGCGGTTGTTGAAATATCTCTTAATATTTTCCTTGCGGTAACGTTTGGTCTATAAATAAATGGGAATTGATTTTCAACAATTGGACCATTCGGTATTTGACCATTATTAACACCAATAATAAAATCATTAATTAATTTTACGGTTCTTTCAAATGAATAACCAATGAAATTTTGATAGTATTCCAAAGATTTTACATCTTCTAAATCACTATCATAATCAATATTGTCTGATAATGTTTTATTAACTGGTTTTAATGAATATAATCTTATTGAACCTGTAAATGCGTTTTGTTGGTTTTCCAAATTTTGAACTTCCCATTCAACTAATTTTTTAATTTGTTGGTTTGCAGTCCCAAGTTTAATAAGAGTTTGTGTTTTTTTGCTTTTAATTGATGAATCAAAATTTGATACTTGAAGAAAAGCTCTATTTGTATTGGCAATAGGTAATTTATTTGTATCAAACCTTTTTGTTTTTCCGGCTCTTAAAAGAACACTATTTCTTCTTACAATAACATCGGCAGCACCTCTACCTAATAAAGCGTTGTCACCAGGTTCAGGAAATACACCATAAGATTTTTCATTCTTATATGTACCGTCTTTATTTTTAACGGATAATGTACTTAAAACTCTATCACCTAATGATGTATATTTGTTTGCAGCTTGAATGTTTTCAAACGGTAAACTCATTGGTGTTGAATAGGCTCCTTGAACATAATATTGGTCTTGGAATGGGTATAAACTATTTTGGTAAATAATGTTAACTCTTTCCCCAACTTCAGGAACTTGACTAAAAAACATTGGTAATAACGGTAATTGCACGAAGGGGTCTTTTGGTCCCCAAACATCTGTTACAGGATTAAAACTATAACCTTCTAATACGGCTCTTGTATTTTGGTCTAATGGATACGCTCTAATACGACCCAACATTTGTGGGTCTTGATTGTTAACAACTTCGGCAGGAAATATTATTTTTTTCTGTGACTTATCCATTGTTTCGTGAATTATATTCTTTTAATACACTATCGTATAAAGTTTCAATGTTATCTAAATGTTTGGATAATTCTACAATAAGATTTTTTGTTTCTTCAAAATCTTCATTTAAAAAATCCATAACTTTAGTTAAATCACCATTACCTCTGTTTTTGATATCAGAGATTATTTCATTGGCTTCGTCAAACGATATTTTATTTGTTGTAATCATAATGGAATTCCTGTCATTGGTCTTGGGACTGTAAACCCACTTGGTGTTATTACTTGTGGTGGAGTCATGGATACCATTTTTGAATTTTTTGTTCGTTCAGATTCGGTACCTTTTATTTGTGATACTATTGATTGTAAAAATAAATTTGGACTTCCATCAGGCATAGGTCCCGTTGGGATTCCAGCCCTTTGTAGTTCTTTAATTACTTCTAACGACGCTCTTGTATCGTTAAATCCTGTTCTAAAGGTTGATAAAAACAATAAAAATGGTGGGATTTCAATTCGTGTACCCCTTAAGGCAAACTCAATAATGTTAATAATATCACCAATCACACTTTTACATTTTCTATAATCCGTAACTAATTGGGTTATTAATATTGCACCTTCAATTAATTGAAATATCACTGCGTATTGTTTTGCAACTTGGGATTTTTTTAAATCTCTAACAATACTTTGAAGGAGTTTTCTAATATCTCTAACAATTAAATCACGTAAGATTTTTACAAATCTTGCTCCTATTTCAGACATAACATCTATGTTTAATTTTTGGAAAGTTTTTAAAAATGTTTGTAAATTATAAACTTCATTTACTACAGAACCAACTTTACCAAGAGCAATTCCTTCAATTGCTTTATACATCACCATAAAAGGTAATAATACTTTTGGTGAAAGAACGGCTGCATACAATGCTTGTGGTATTGCTTTGATTATATTGGTATCCACAGAAAATTGAATTTCAGGTCCTTGAGGCCATTGTGGATTATTTGTTACAGAGGCAATTGATTTATTAAAAATTTTACTATTAGCATCAGAATTATCATCACTAATTTCTAAAATACCACTAAAAGTATTAAACAGTGCTTCAGTATCTATTGGTAATTTTACCGTAGTACAATCAGGATATTCAACCACACCTCTTTGAATGTTTGATAACTCACTTTCAATAGTTCTTAAATCAACATCTGTTAATTCAAAAAAAGATTCATCAACCCCATCTAAAGGTGCTACTTTGGCAACACCACTAACATCAATTTCTGACCTATCGTCAAAACATAAACCTAAAATACGAGTTAATATTCTTTGAAAGACTAATTGGCTTTCGGTTTCTGCAGAACCATTTTTTAATTGTATGGACATCGCACCAAATAAAACTTGAAATATTCGGAGATATATATCCTTACTATCAACTATTTTGATAGTGTTAAAATAGTCAGTAATAAATTGACTAACTAAATTTTTATTATCGGCTCTGTTTGGTAATGTTACTTGAAAAAAACTTCCTTGATTTCCATTTTCATCTTCTGTAACATATGTAACATCAAATAAACTTTGTTGTGATAAACCAATATAATTTTGACCATTAACAGCATCATATGATACACCTTCAGTTTGAATTCTTGAGTATAACTCACGGTTCATAGAAAATGGTGTTTGTTGAACTTTAATAGGCGTTGTTTCATACATCAATCTACCCATAGGAGTTGTTGGTGATTCTTTTAATAATCCAAATAAATCTACACTTTCAACAGGAATAAAAATACCATTAGCAGAAAAAGTTGATACGTCATAGGTTTGTTCTTGTGAACAACCTAATTGTTTTAACATAGCCTTTTTAATAATACCTGGTAATTCAGATTTAATTTGATTTAAAGCGATTAAAAAATCATTTTTAACTAATGAAACAACTGAACTAGATGACTTACCCGATAATCTATTGTCAGGCAATAATTGATTAAGATTTAATAATTTATCTAATTGTGTTTCAGTTTGTCTTTGAAATTTTTTTTTGTTTTCCTGTAATTGAGTTAAAGGACTTACAGTTTCTTCCGCAGCCTTTTCTTGAGACGATTGTTGTTGTGAAGTAATTTGTTTGTTATCTTCCGATACTTGATTAAACGTCTGAATCGCCTTTATAGAATTTTCGGCATTATCATAAGCGGAATTTAAATCAACAATTGTTGCCATAATTATTTAAACTTATATGAATTGTCATTTGACATTCCATCAATATCTTTTTGAATTAAAGACTGTAACATGTCATCATCAATATCACCCAATGATAAGTCTTCTTCACTTTTATTTGATTTTTCCCAAATAGTTGATTGTAATTTAGCCAATGTTAATTTTTTCTCTACAACATCATTAATAATTTTTTGTTGTTTTTCTAAAACAGGACCAATTACGGTCATATCTTCAGGGTCTTTTAACATTGCCAACATTTTATTTTGTACCCTAATAGCCGTAGACCTTTGTTCTACAAGTTCATTGTAGATTTCTTGCAATAATGCAAGAACCGAATCTTTAGATAAATTTATTTCTTTCTTTTTTGGTCTTGACATATTGATAAATATTATTTTTAATGTTTTTTATTCTATCATGTCATTTAACACGACATAATATAATTTTTTAAATCGTTTCATTGCCGTTCTAATTTCTTTCGTTGAAAGGTTTGTCATTTCACGGATTGAAAGTAAAATAATATTTTTGTTGAACTTGTTATTGTCCGTACCTAAAAATATTGTTTTATAATTTTCAAATAACTCTAACAAAGCAATACCCAATTTTTTTTCATTATCAGTTAAAGGTTCGTTATCAATATAGTGTTTTAATTCGTTTAAAAACCCTTGTATTACATCATCAGCTTCAGTTTTTTCAAGTTCCATATAATAAACCATATCAGGTCTTTGTTCTAAACTGGATGAAATATCTTCATACGAAATTTTTCTATTTGTATCTTTTTGGTCTTTTATGATTTGACCCATTAAATAATTTTTACAAATAGTACCAAAATAAGAATATGCTTTCTTTTCTTTTGAAGGTTTAAATTTATCAACCTTTGTCATCAAAAAAGAATGTGTATCAGTGTGAATATCGGTAAAATTCATATCTTTACGATATAACTTATACCTACGGATAATTGATGATATCATTTTATCCAAAGGACCCCTCAAAAACTCATTGTAGATTGCATTTTTTTCTTCAAAAGTTTCTGCGATAAGATATCTTCTTACCGCAGCTTCTTCTGCAACGTCAAAATAATTAACGTTAGTTGTTTTTCTACCTCGTTTTTTGACTGTGGTATCCGTCAATGTTTCGGAAGAAAACATTAAGCATTTTGAACTTCATAATTTATATTTCTATCGTCTTTGAAGAAATATTCTTTTTTTGCGGTTGAAATCCAAAATTTAACTTCATTTTCTGACATAATATCATCACCATTTTTGTAATTCCAAAATATTGAACCTTCTCTCATACTAGTATGTTTGTATCCAAGTTTTGGTATTGTCATAATTCTTAAAGAATTATATGTCATTCTGAGTAAAAATTCGTATACAAATGTTAATTTAATTGATGATTTAAATCCTCCAAAATCAACAAATTTTTCTTTTTTAATTACCATACCAGCAGTTTGGAAATTTTGATAATCTAATAATGTTTCATTATTCAAATATCCCATTTCTTGTGTGAAATTTGCCGCAAATGTGGCTTCATTTGTAAAACCTGCAAATGTACCTTTGTTGTCAGTATCAACAACAATTGGTAAAAACGCATCAACATCAGGATAAATTTCAGAATATTTTAAAACATTATCAAACCAAATATTTGAATATTCATCGTCAAACTCAAAGAAAGATATCCATTGACTTTCAGCCTGTTCAACACCAAATGAAATCTGTTTTTGAAATGATGGTTCTCCAACGTATTCAACAAGTTTTACATTTAAACTTTCAAAATCATAATTTTTTAATTTGGTAACCAATTGTTCTTCTTGAGTATGAACAATAATTAACTCATTAAATGTTGTTTTTTGGATTTTTAAAGATTTAATGGCGCTTTCAAAGTATTCATCAAAATCTTTCGCCAATGCTGATTTGATAGGTAATATTATTGATAAATTAAGTTTCTTTTCCATAATTATGCAGTTTCTTGTGTGATTTGTGCTTCAAAAGCATCTTTACGTTTATTGATAAATGAATTAAATATGTCAACAACTGACGTTTTAAAATTCTCTTGGTTTGTGAATTTTTCTGCGGTATTAAACCCTTCGGTATATAAATCTTGTAAGACGTTATCTTCTAACCATGTTTGAACAACATCAGCAATAACATCAACCATTTGATTTTGGTTATCAATCCAAATACCATTTTTTTCCGACATCCAACCTGGTTTTAGATTTGGTATTTTACCAACAACAGGTACACCACTCTTCATACATTCTAACGGAAATGTTCCAAATCCTGAAGTCGGGTCAATCCAAACACCTAACAAACAATCTTGCAAACCTTTTGCAAAATCATCTTGAGATAGACCTCTTAAATCTTTAAAAGTGAAAAATCTATATTGTGGGTATTTTAAATAAAATTGTTTAATAATATTAAGACCTTCTCTTTGTTCACGTGCTGAAACACCAATTAGTGTTTTTGCAGGAAATTTAGAAGATTCAAAATTTTCATGTAATGTTGGTTCTATAATATCAACAGATACGTGTCTCATTAATGAATTGATATAATCTTTTTGTTCTTCAGATGTTGTAATACATTTAAAGAAACCATATTGTTCCCAAGTACCACCTGGTGATAAAGTTTCTAAAATATGGTCATACGCTTGACATAGAACAATTTTACCACAAGGTAAGTTTTTAACTTGTTCCATAATAAAACCAAAAATTTCTGGAATAACCAAAACATCTTCAGGTGCAATTGCTAAATTTTGACCTTCTAAACTTTGATGTTGTAATTCATCATAAGAACCTTTTAACCAAGATGTAACTGGTGTATATTCTTTCTTTTCATACAACATAATAACATTATGTCCATTGTCTTTTAAAGTTAACGCCATTTCGTAAATGTATCGTATTGATGCTTTGGCGTTTCCTTTTGTGTCCTGAACAAAAAAATAAATTCTGTTTAATTTCTCGTCAATATTTTTTATTGACACTTTGATTTTTTCAATCATTTCGTTTTCCATATACGTTCTACTTAAAATTTTTCAATTAATTTATTAACTAACATTGTGTTCCATGCTAATTTAAATGGTATTGTAAGTTGACTTGACGCTTTTCCACCAAGTTTTTCATCAATATCTTCACTTTCGCTTAAAATCACATCAGTAAGTGTTTTAACCATTTCATATTTTACTATTGAAATGTGTTGTTCAGGTTCTGGTGAACCTGATAATGGGGGTGTTTGAATATTAACATACTTGTCAATATTATCTAAATTTATATAATAGTTTTCACCAAATAATGTAATCATTTTTCTATTAAAGTTTCAATTTTTTTATCAAATTCTTTTAGAGTTGTAATTGTTTCATCACACTCAGTTGTTAAATTATAAGAAGTTTCATATTTAATTAAAGTTTTGTTTTTGCTTTGTTCTAATAAATCAGGGTTTGATGTTAATAAAATATCAAACTCATTCCAAACACTATCTTTTGTCAATTGATTATAAAATATGATTTTATCAATTTCACATCCAAATTTTGAAACAAAAAATAATGTTGCTGGTTTTGTCTTACCAACTTGCTTTGAAATTAATAAAAATTTTACCTTATCTTTGTATTTTACAATTAAATCGTTTAAATCGTAAAATGTTGACATTTCAGTTGATGGTGAGTGACCAAATATTTCCATTGCGAATTCTTCATACATAAAGGACAAATATTCTTCATCTGTTTTAAATTTAAAATGGTTAGAATATTCAGGTGTATTGTATGGTGCTATGATTTCATATTTGAATTCGT